TGGATCGTGTTCCGCGAGTATGTCGTTCCCGGGGAAGTGCTCGGCCGTGGCCGGATTATGCAGGTGCTGCCGGACATTAAGACTGCCAACAAGGTGGTCGAGTACGTGCTTAAAAATGCGGCTCTAGCAATCTCCGGTGTGTACACCGCTGCCGACGACGGCGTGATTAACCCGTACAACATCCGCCTGACCCCGGGTGCCATTATCCCGGTCGGTTCCAATGACCGGGCGAATCCCACACTGCAGCCGTTGGGTCGATCCGGGGATATCCAGTTCGCTGCCTTAACCCTCGAAGACCTGCGCAGGCGTATCAATAAGGCACTGTTTGCTGCGCCCTTTGGCGAGGTCGATTCGCCGGTACGCAGTGCTACCGAGATGGCAATCCGTAACCAGGAACTGGTGCAGGATTCAGGGTCCGCCTTTGGCCGGATGCAGACCGAGTTCGTGGAGAAGATTATCCGCCGGGCGGTGTCAATCTTAAAGCGGGCCGGCAAGATTCCCGATATCCGCGTCGATGGCAAAGAGGTCACCATCAAGCACACCAGCCCGCTGGCTCGCGCCCAGGACCAGAATGATCTGGTGGCGGTCAACCAGTACCTCGAGATCGTGGGCCAGCTTGGCCCGCAGATTCTAGGTCTCGGCACGAAGCTCGAGGATTTACCGGCCTACATCGGTAAGAAGATTGGCATTGATGCTGACCTGCTGCGAACTACGGTTGAGCGTGATGAGTTGGCGCAAATGTCGGTGCAGGGCGGCATGGAAGAACAGATGCAAGAGGCTGCATGATCGAAAATGTCAAGGCCCGCAGCGGCTGGGCGGCGTTGGAGATCGAGCCGCCGGGACAATCGAAGGAAAGCGCGGCCAAAGGGCGGGAGATCGCCTCACGTTTTCATGAGTGTTTCCGCAGCGACGCCGGCCAGTACGTGCTCGACCGTCTGATTGCCATCACCCTGTTACGCCCCATCGTGACCCCAGCCAGCAGCCAGTTTGATGCCGGCATCCGCGAGGGACGAGCAGACATAGTGCGGCAAATTCTGACGCAAATCGAAACAGCAGAAAAACAGTAACGAGGAAACCCCCATGACAGATGAGCAGGAAGTAGAAGCAACCGAAGCCGAACAGCCGGAATTGGCCGCCGAGGCTGTGCCAGGTGATTCCCTGATTGATGCCGTTAAGGCTGGCGATGACCCTACCCAAGAAGCACTCAGTTGGTTTAAGTCTGAAAAATACAAGACGGTCGAGGACCAGGCCAAAGCATATGCCGAGCTCGAAAAGCATATGGGGGCATTTAGCGGTGCCCCGGACGATGATTATACGGTGCCCGAGGTCGAGGGTCTGGATGCGGGCGTGATGGACAACAACCCGATGATTCAGTGGTTCAAGGAAACTGCCCGCGAGGCCAACATCAACCAGGACACCTTTGACAAACTGGTGGATGGGTTCCTGCGCACGGAGCAGCAGATGATCTCAGTCAACCGGCAGCGGGAATTTGCTGCTCTGGGCGATAACGCAAAATCACGACTGACCGACCTGGCCGATTGGGGCCAGGGCAACCTGACTACCGAGCAGTGGGAGGTATTCAAAGGGGTGGCATCTTCTGCTATTGGAGTGGAGCTGCTTGAAAATATTATTGGCAAGACTCGAGAGGCCAAACTGGCCCGCGACCCCGCAGCCACGCAAGCCGGCGAGCACACCACAGCCGAGGAACTGCGGCAGATGCGCTACGCCAAAACCGAAAACGGGCACCTGCGCATGAGCGTAGACCCCGAATACAAGAAGCAGGTGGATCAAGCGTACCAGGAGGCGTACGGCACTGCCGCCTAAATTCTTGAAACACTGATATTGTTATAGATACAATGCGTATCTAGGTAGGTAAAGCGGATGCGGTGGATACCCTGCGCAAGCAGGCCCACAACGTAAACGTGTAACTATCAGCTCTAGGAACGGACACCTCGATCCTTATCGAGCCCTGACCGGAGTCGGATCACACGGCACGCACGCCGTGAGCGTTCGGCCCGCGCAGCGGACACCCGAATGTCGAAAGGCGCCAGGCGCAAGCCCGGCATTTTTTAGACATTGATGAGGATCATTCACTATGTCCGTAAATCTGTCACCCGTCGCGGTGACTCAGTTCGACGACGACGTTAAACACGCGTTTCAGACTGCTGGGTCATTACGCGACACCGTAACAGTGCGCAACGGTGTTGTCGGTGATATCTACAAATTCCGCAAAATGGGTAAGGGTCTTGCTAACCAGAAGGCCACCCAGGCGGATGTCACACCGATGGACGTTTCGCATTCTCTCATCACTTGTACGCTTGAAAACTGGAACGCGCCGGAATATACCGATATATTCGACGCCGCCGAGGTCAACTTTGACGAGCAGCGTGAACTCGCGCAGACCATTGCGGGTGCGCTGGGTCGCCGCGTA